ACGAGAACGGCGATCTCGATCACTCGTTCGCGGAACGACCCGTGATTCAGATCACGCAGATCGAACAACTCGCGGCTGCCGCGCAGAAAATGGCGTTGGGCGTCCCGAAAGAGCAAATCCTCTTGGAGATCGGTTACGATCAGGAACAGATCGACCAGTGGATGCGCGACGAGGCGGCGAAACAGGCGGCGGCGTTGGCGGCGGTACAGCAACAACAACAACAACAACCGCCGAATCCGAACGCGCCGCCGAATCCGAACGACATCGCGGGCGCGAATCCGACGATTCAAGACCAGTTGCGTCGGCAGACACAACCCGGACGGACGAATCCCGTCACGCAAGAAGCGTCCGGTCGCAACGCACCGCCCATCGGCAGAAACGGCAGGTAAACGATGTCCGTTACCGCTCCCACCTACGTCGCTGTCGCAACCATGGTACGGGCGATTCGCTTCGTGCATGGCGTTGATTGTTTCGGTCTGACGGAAGTTGTCGATGCGTCGTCGGGTGTCCCGGTCTACACGTTGACCGTCCCGAACGACAACGGCGATCTGATCGCGCGCGAGGGTGATTGGGTGATTCAGGGCGCAGAGACGAGTGTCTATCAGGTCTGCCCCGACTCCCTCTTCCGTTCGGTGTTCACGCAGGAAGGAGTCGTGCCGTCATGAGCACATTCATCGTCCTCCTGCCGATGTTCTTTGGTCTTGCCGCGTGCGTGTTGCTGAACCTCATACATTGCGAAGAATACGAAGAGTGGAGAAAGTCCGGATACTTCAGTGATTCGGCATGATAGGGTATCGCAGGAGGGATGCAATGCCACTGGTCAAGGGTCATTCGCGGAAAGCGATTTCCAAGAATATCCGCACGGAAATCCGCGCCGGGAAACCGCGCAAGCAGGCGATTGCCATCGCGATGGATACCGCGCGCCGCGCGAGGCGGCAAGCGGCAAAACGCGCGAAAAAGCGGTGAATCGGTACGGGGCGCGAGGCCCCGACGCACGCGAGGTGCGAGGAGGTGCGGCATGACGATGGCGTGGGCGTTGCGGAATCTCCTCTGGCGATCACCGGGCGAGAGTCAGTCCAACGGGAGCGAGTCCCAGTCGGGCAGCGGTGAGGGCGAGGGCGAGGGCGAAAATCAGGGCGACCCAAATGATCCGGACGCTGATCTGCGAGGGATGAGCGACACCGATCTGGTCAAGGCCCTGAAAGCGGAACGGTCGATCCGGCGCACGGCAGAGAGCGAGTCTCGCACATTGCGCCGCGAGAAATCGGCCCGCGAACAGAAAGAGCGCGACGATGCCGCCGAAATCGCGCGGCAAAATGGTGAGTGGCAGAAACTCGCGGAAACGGCGGCGGCGGAACGAGACGCGGAGATTGCGAGGCGTGAGGAGTTGGAACGCTCCGTGATCGAGGATCGCAAGAAGAACGCCATCCGGTTCGAGGCCGCGAAACTCAACTTCCATGACCCCGAAGAAGCTGTGTCGTTGCTCGACCTGACGACGATTGATCTCGACGAGAATCAGCGTCCGGTCGGCGTCTTGGATGTCGTCAAGCGGTTGGCGAATACGAAGAAGCATCTGGTGAAGGTGATCGGACGCGACGGGATGCCGGAAACGCCCACACAGCAGGGCAATAACCGGGAAACGTCGCATGTGCGCTCCTACATCTCCCAGAAGTACGGTTCGCCGCCCGCGCAACGCAAGGACGCCTGACGAAAGGAAAAACAATGGCGAGGATCACGTATCCGAGTTACGGACAGACAACGCTGCCCGCGTGGATCGGTGATTTCACGGGCCGCGACCACGTCGTTCCGGGCGGCGCGAAGATCGACGCGGCAGCGATCACGGCGCAGTCGAGCGTCGTGGTCACACTGAGCGCGGCGGCGGCAGTCGCGGCGACCTCATTGACGGTCGCGGCATTGTCCGGCCCGATTCCCAGTGGCTACACGCTCTATTTCGGCCCCGGCAAGTTCGCGGTGACAACGGCGGCGGTAGCGGCAACGGCGACGGCGATTCCGGTGACGGCGTTGTTCGCCGCACTCGCGTCGGGCGATGTCGCGACCTTCCCCGGCACGGCGGGCAAGCTGTTCGTCCCGTCCGGTATGGCAGTCGGTCGCACGTACGCGGAGCGGGACGCGGGCGCGCCCTTCGGCCCCGCGCTGGCGACGGACGACCAGATTTACCTGATCGTTCATGATGTTTACGACGCGGCAGTGGACAATGACATCGACCTCTACCGTCCCGGTTCCATCGTCAAGGAGAACTTCCTGCCTTCGGGCATTCCGTCGGGCGTGATTGACAAGTTGCGCATCTCGTACGTCTGTATACGAGGCGTCTACTAGTCTCCGCGCGGGAATGACCGCAATACGCTAAGGAGTACGGCATGGATTTGGCAACAGTCCTGCGCACGCTCGAAGCGCAGCAGGACTTCTATACGCTCGCGAACCTTCCTTCGATCCAGTTCGGCGCTCCTACCTCGCCGCTCCTCGGCCCGTCCGTCCTACCGGAGCGGCGCGTTGACCTCAACGAGTGGACGGAACAGGCGATACGCTACCGGACGTTCATCGCGAACGACGGGTCACGCTATTCGCCCGCACAGATGCGCCCGTCCGGCATGATTTCGGGCACCATGTTCGTCTCGCTCGGCAACCAAGATGTTGCCGCGCAGTTGACGAGCAAGGATTACGACGCGTTGCTGCGCCATCTGCGTTCCAACGCGACGATGGAAGTTATCGCGAACAGCGTCCTCAGTTGGATGGACAACGCGATTGTTCAACCGCTGGTGAAGTTGCAGGAGAAGCAGCGGTGGGACGCGCTGACAAAGGCGCAAGTCGTCCGCGTCGGTGACAACGGGTACACCGAGACAGTCACCTACCCCAATCCGGCGGGCGCGCGGGCGGCAGCGGGCGGTCAGTGGTCGAACGATTCGTACGATCCGATGGGCGACATCTACGCGCATGTGGACGCGTTGACCGCGCTCGGTTATACCGCGAACCGCTTCATCACCTCGCGCAAGGTCGCAACCCTCCTCGCGAAGAACGACTTCATGATTAAGCGGTCGGGGATGGGCGTCCGCTACCAGTCACCGACCGAAACGATCCTCGGTCGGATCACGCGGGCCGATCTGAACAGCGGATTCGCCGCTGACGGTCTGCCCTCCATCGAGACGTACGACTCGATCTACTACGACCTCGCCGGAACGCACCGCTACATCCCCGACAACATCTTCATTATCCTTGCCACGACGGGTTCGGATGAAACCATCCAGTACCCGAACGGCGAACCGCGGGTGATGGAGAACGTGCTTGGGTACAGCGCGGTCGGCACGGCGGCGGGACAGAACAACCCCGGTCGCGTCGTCATCATGGAGGCGAAGAACGACAAACCGCCACGGATCGAATCGCAGGGCTGGCAGACGACACTGCCCGTCTTGCTCGAACCGGAAGCGGTGCGCTGCGTCACTGGCATCTCCTAGCGAGACTGGCATCTCCTAACGAAGAGAAAGGGAATCTCCGCATGGCAACTGTGAATGTCAAAGACCTGCCGCCCGGCACGACCGCGATCACATGGGAGGGCACGGTCTACACGCCCGACGAGAACGGCGACATCACCATTGAGGATGAGGATTTCGATCCGGAAACCGTCAAGGCGGCGGGTGAGTCCGCGCAAGCGGCGGCGGACGCGCACGACCGGATGGCGACCGAGGCCGCTCCGGAGAACGAGACGCGCGAAGCGAAAGATGAGGCACCTGCGGCGGGTCAATCCGAACGCGAGGAGGAAGAGGCCCCACGGCGCGGTCGGCCTCCGGTGCAGCGGAATAGCTGATCGCGAGGAAACCTATGTTCACGTACGACCCCACCCTTGCAGACCCGCTCTCGCGTTCGCGCGCGATGCTGCTCGATACCGCCGAACCGTCGATGCTCTTCCCCGATGAGGCGTATCAGAACTACGCCGATTTGTACGGATGGGATGTCGGGACGGCGAATCTCGCGGTGATCTGCAAAAACAAGTACGGCAACATGCCGGGATCGGCAATGCTGGAGGGGTTGGGGAGCGCGACGTGGCGGGATCGGATGGCGGCGTGGCAAACCGTGATCGACGCGGCGATGTCCGGTGCGGTCACGGGTGGATCGGCGGCGCAGGTTCCCGACGCGAACGGCAACGTTCCGCCGAGTAACGGCATCGCGAATATGCAAGCCGTGGTCGTGCATCAGGACGACCCGTATGTCCTGCGCGACTTTTACGGCAATCCGATTCCGCGCGAGGCGTGGCGCAAGCCGTGGTGGAGGCCGATATGGTAACGCCGTTTGTCCCATCGGTGCCACCGACCTTCGACGCGGATTTGCGTCAGTTCTTCCGCGACTTCGCGAACTCGTTCACGGATTACGGGACGCAAGTCGGACTCAAAGCGGTGATGCGCAATCCGGACGGTTCACCGATCCGCGACAGGTACGGCAACCTCACCTTCGCGGCGCAGGTGGACTATCCCGCGATGGTCATGTGGAAGAGTCAGACGATTACGACCGCGTCAGGCACGCAAAAAACCGTGGACGGGACAGTTACATTCAGTTGGCCCCCGCCAACAATCATGGTCGAGGATCATCTGGTGATCGACGGCGTCGAGTTGCCGATTACGGGGGTGTCGTATGACATCTCCGACGACCCGATGGTGCCGACAAAGGCGTTCGTGTAATGGATGAATGGGGCGTACCACCCGAAGTGGTCGAACTGTACCGCAAGGCCATTGAAGAGGCGTGCCTGATCGAGGGTCAGGCGATCCTCAACGCGGCATTGCAAATCGTGCCACGACGTACGGATGCGCTCGCCAACTCCGGCGTGGTCGATTCGTGGTGGTCGGAGAACATCTTCTACGTCACGGTCGGCTTTGGCACGACGCCGGAAACCGAGGTTTACGCGGTCGTGCAGCACGAACGGTTGGATTACAAGCACCCGCCGGGGCAGTCAGCGAAATATCTGGAAATCCCGGCGTTGGCGCGACAGGCGGGCATGGATCAACGGATTGCCGCGTATGTAGCGGCGAAGGTGCAGTAACAAATGCTGGACGACATCGTGGACGCCCTGATTGCGGCGGGACTGGCGCAAAACGGCGCGGTGTTCATTGCCGAACAACCGCCCGATCCGGTGAGGAGTGTCGTCGTGCGCAGGTACGGCGGGGAGTTACCGAGCGTCGATTTCGACAACAACGTGATCGAGACGGCGACGGTGCAGTTCGCCTTCCGCGCGGCGACGTGGGACGTTGCGGAAGCATGGGCAATGGAGGTCTTTGTCTGGTGTTACGGGGAAGGCTCGTTTGTCGGCGTCGAACCGTATTTGGGTCTGACTCCGCGCGGGCCAATCATTGACGCCGGACAGGACGAGAACAACCACCCCATCATCACCCTGAACGTCGATGTCGTCCGCAATACGGTGCAACAGGGCGTCGGCGTGTAGCAACAGGAGTGTCGCATGACAAATGCACGATTCCCCGGTGCCGTACTGGTCGAATACTCGCTCGATCCGTCGATTGCGACCCCGGTCTATACGAAAATCTCCGAGGTCACGTCGAGTGGGTATCCGGAAGCGACGAATGAGCGATCCGACGTGACGAACTTCGACTCGCTCAATCAGCAACAGGAGTTCATCGTCGGGTTCACGAACAACGGCGACCTCGCGATTGAGGCGAACTGGACGGGTGCTGCCGAACAGGAGGCGTTGTTCGTGGAGTTCGACAAGCGGACGATGCTCGGCTGGCGGATCACGGTGCCCAATCTGGCATCGGGTGACTCGTCCGGATTCGTGACGGAGTTTTCCGGACAACTCGCCCGATGCACGCACAACGCGATCACGCCGCGTGATCCGGTAAAACTGCTCTTGACGGTGGTGTGTAACTCGCCGTCGCGATCAGCCGCGCCGACGATTCCGTAATCTCCGTACGTGCATGGTATGATCGCCGCGAGATACAGCATCTCGCGGCGATTTTTCATCTACGGGGGGCGATATGGCGAGAACGACGACCGAGGAGACGAACATTTCCGTCTTGGAACCGAACGGCGCGGAGGCGGATGAAGCGGATCACAATGAAAAGATCGAGGGCCGCTACCTCAGCGCGGAAGAAATCTTCGCCATTGACGACATCCAAACGCGCGAGGTCTGGGTGCCGGAATGGAACACGAACATCATCCTGACGACGCTCGACGGCGCGATGCGGGACAAGTATTTCGCCTCGATCCAGTACACCGACAAGCGCGGTCGGCAGTTGGTGGACAGCGATGCGAGTAACGCGAAGTTGCTCATCCTCGCCGCCCGCAGGCCGGACGGCACGCCGCTGTTCAGCAGTCACATGGTGAAGCGGCTGCAACAGAAGAACGCGGCGGTGATTACGCGACTGGCGAACATCGCGGGCGAAATGAACGGCTTCGGCGCGACCGAGGAAGATGATCGGGAGCGGCGGCAGGCTTTAGACTGAGTCCCGCGCGACGGCGCATGCTGCGGCTCGCGCTGGATTGCGGCTACGCCTCGATCCGCTTGATGCTGCGTGACATTACCGCGTGGGAACATCGCGAACTGATCGACCTCCTCTCTATTGAACCGCTGGGGTCGGAACGGACGGATTGGCATTTCGCCCGTTTGTACGGTATCTTGGTGACGTTACTCGGTTCCTCCAAGAGCAATGACGCGGCAAATATGCAGGATTGGCTGCTCGAACGTCTCATCATGCCGACGACTGCGGCGGATGAATAGGCGGAAGAGATCAAGTTGCGCGAAGGTTTGCGCGCGGTCATGCAGGGATTCGCCGCCCGTACCGGGGCAACGATCCGGCCCGTTGAAGCCGACCAGCCGACATTGGCGGACTGGCGCGCGGAACAGTTGGAGAAGGAGCGGGATCGTTGAACCTGCCGCCGATTATGGTGCCGATAGTCGCTGACCTGACACGTTTCGTGCCGGGGTTGGCGCAGGTGCAGCGATTGGCGCAACAGGTCAAACCGATCCAGATTCCCATCGAAGTCCAGATGGCGAACGCCAACAAGGATATTGCCGACCTCACCAATCAGATGCGCGCCCTGAAAGCCGCCGTCCTCGACAGTGCGAACGCGTCGGGCGCGTACCGCACCACGATTGCCCAGATGACCGCCGACAACGTGCAACTGCGTCAGCAGATTGCACAAACGGTGCAGGGTTTGCGGGCAAAGGGCGTCGCGCTCAAGGACACCGCGCAGTTTACAGCGCAGTTACGCGCGCAGTTGCAAGCAAACGTTCAGGCGTTAGCACAAGAACGGGCCGCGCTGGCGCAATCGACCGAGACGACGCGACAGAACCGCGCCGCGTTGCAAGAGGTGCGCGCGGAACTGGCGGCGGCGGAAAAAGCCTACAAGCAAATGGCGGCGGCGGCGCAACAGGCGACCCGCGAACAACAGAACCAGACGCGCGCATCGAAAGACAGTGGCGGCGGCGGTTTCCTCGGCGGTCTTGCCTCGCGCGCGGTCGGATCGTCCCTCAACTACGGGGTGGCGTTCGGTGCGGGCGCGGCGGCGGGAACCGCGATCTTCAAAGTCCTGAGCAAGACGATTGATGACGCGACGGGCGCGGTTATCGGTTTCAACGCCTCCCTTGAACAGAGTCGCGTGGCCTTCACCACCTTCTTAGGAAGTGGCGAGAAGGCCGACGCGTTCTTACAGCAGTTACAGCAGTTCGCCGTCAAAACCCCGTTTGAGTTCCCCGATCTGGTCGAAGCTTCTAAACGCATGTTGGCATTCGGATTTACCGCGCAACAGGTTTTGCCCCTTCTTACTGCAATCGGTAATCAGGCATCCGCAGTCGGTCTTGGTGCGGACGGAATCAATCGCATTACCCTCGCTTTGGGTCAGATGCAGGCAAAGGGCCACGTATCGGGCGAGGAACTGCGGCAACTGTCCGAGGCGGGCGTCCAACTCGACCCGATCTTCAAGTCCATCGCCGATCAACTGCAAATCACTACCGCGCAAGCGCGCAAACTGGGCGAGGACGGTTCGCTCTCCGCGCAAGTCTTCATTCAGGCATTCCAGAAGGTCAGTCAGGAAAAGTATGGCGATCTGATGGAGAAGCAATCGCGCACCTTCCTCGGCGCGGTGAGCAACATCAAGGACGCCCTGACAATCCTGATCGCGCAGATGGGCGGGCCGCTGTTCAAGGCGATTTCCGACGCCGCGTTACGCTTCGCGAACTTCCTCAGTTCGCCCGCCTTTCAGGTGTGGGCGCGTCAGGCGCAGATCGCGATTGCCGTCGTCGTGCAGTATCTCGGCATCCTCTTCGCCGCCATCGGTCGGGTGATGCAAGCGATCACCGGATTCAAGATGCCGACGATTGACGCGGCGGCGCGCGATGCGGCGGCGCAATCGACGCAGCAACAACAAGAGGCGCAGCAGGGTGTCGCGGACGCCGTGATGGAGACGACGGCGGGATTGGTGAAGGCGTCCGGTCAACAGGCCGAGATCGAGAAGAGCATAGCGGCCCAACGGGTATTGATCGACGCGAACAAAGATGCACAAGAGGCTTTGAATGAACAGATCGACCAGACCGGACGCAAGTACGACGATGTCATCCAATCGTTGCAGCGACAGGTCGATGACATCAATCGCCTGACGGCGGAGGATATTGCGAACAAAATCGGTCAGGACAAGATTCAGCAGCAAATCATCGAGGTCAAGATCGCCGCGCCCGACACGACCGCGCTGGAACAGACCCTCCGCACGCTGCAACGGGCGAAGGAAGATTTGGGTACGTTCGATTCGTCGCAGTGGGACACGGCGATTGACGGACTGCGCGAGAAGATTCAGCAGATTTCCGACCGCGACACGAAAGACCTCGATGACGCCATCAAAAAGGTGCAGGACGACATCGCGGCAATCGGTCGCGAGAACACGGACGATCTGGACAACCAGATCGCCAATCTGCGCAAGAACATCGACTCGCTCTCGGACGCCGGAATCAAGGCGGCGGAAAAGCAGATCAACGGACTGCGCGATCAGATCGACGCGCTGAACACTGACGATCTTGATCGTCGCATCGAGGACATCCGCGCGAAGTTGAACGCGCCGGAACAGGATTTCACGGGCATCAACAGTCAACTGGCGGCGCAAGCGGCCCTGATCCAGTCGGGCGGCGGTGACGCGGCGAACGCGGCGTTCGCGGGATTGTCGCGACAAAAGCAACAGTTGGTCGATGCGTCCCGGCAGAATCAGGTCGGATTGAAGGCGCAACTCGCCGCGTTGGAGGCGGAACGCACGGCGCAAGCGCGCTACAACGAAGATACGAAAAAGGCGTTGGAAGGACAAATCAAACTCTTTGAGGCGCAGAAACAGGCGATTCAGGATCAGAATGACGCGCAGAAACAGGGGTGGGAAGACCAGATCAAGGGTCTGGAAGACCTCAAAAATCAACGTGAGCGTGAGCAGCGTGATCGAAAGGACGCGCTGGAAGTGGAACTGCGCAATCTGCAAGCGCAAAAGCAGGCGCGCGAGGATCAAAATAAAGCAGAGCAGAAAGCGGCGCAGAATCAACTGAATCAACTGGAAAAGGAAAAGAAGGCCGCGCAGGATGCATTTCAGGCGCGGCAGCAGGCGTTGGACAAGCAAATACAGGCGACACAACGGCTGATTCAGGATATGAAGCAACCGACCGAGGATGAAATCGCGCGTTTGCAGCGACAGAAGGACATGCTCCAGTTGGAGCAGGAACGGCGCGACACGGCGCGCGAGATTTTGACCATTCCGTTGAAGCAACAAATCGAGGACGAGAAGCGGGCGAAAGAAGATGAGTTGCGTCCGATGCAGGACGCACTCAAGTTGGAGCAGGATCGCGGCAAGGAACTCGACAGTCAACTGCGGAAGTTGGAACTGCGGCGGACGGCGATCCTGCAAGAGATTCAAGACTTGCAGGACAAACTGGCGAATCTCGGCGGCGCGAAACCCGATCAGGGGCAAATCGGTTCGCCCACCGCGCCGGGTTGGTTGGACGGGTTCAACTCCGGTGTCGCGGAAGCGCAAACGAAGATCGAAGAGTTCCGCAAGAAGGTGGACACACTCGTCGATTCGATCACGAAACTGATCAATCTCATCAAGAACGACCTCGGTCCCGCTTTCGGGGATGCGCTTTCCGGTGTGATTGACGAACTTGGGCCGACGTGGGATGCCATCGAGGAGTTCTGGAACAAGCACGGCTCCTCGCTCAAAGCCATCGCGAAGCGGTGGTGGGACTTGATCGCGGACGATACGCGCGACTCTTTGAACATCATCAGCAATCTGATCCAGTTACCACTGAACGTGATTCAGGGTGATTGGGGCGGCGCGTGGGCGAATATCAAGAATATCTTCGGCAGCGCGCTCGATCTGCTGGTGAACGAGTTGGAGATTCTTGGCGATACGTGGAAGGCGATCTTCAAGAAGATTGATGACGAGGTGACGAAGTGGTTCAACGAACACGGCGGCAAGTGGCTCACGTCGTGGAGTGAACTCGGCAAGAAACTGAAGAATCTCTGGGACGGCCCCGATGGGTTCACATGGCCCAACATCGACCGCTTCTTCGACGGCATCCTGCATGGTCTGGACACGTGGTTCTCGGATCACACGCCGACATGGTTGCAGGATTGGGGCGCGCTCGGCAAAGACCTGAAGAATCTCTGGGACGGGCCGGACGGGTTCACCTTCCCGAATATCGGTCACTTCTTTGAGGACATCGCGACTGGCGTCAACACATGGGCGGAAAACCACTTCCCCACATGGTTGACGAACTGGGGCGATTTCGGCAAGAAAATGAAAGACCTGTGGGACGGGCCGGACGGATTCTCATGGAGCAACATCGGTCACTTCTTTACGGGCATCTCGGACGGAATCACCGGATGGATGGATACGTGGTTCGATCCGCTCATCAAGCGGATGAAGGGATTCGCGTCCGATCTGGCGGGTGCCTTCGGTGACCTCGCGCACGACATCGCGCAGAAGTTTGAGGGGCCGTTGAAGGTCATCAACGGGTTCTTCGGTGGCATTTCGGACGCGATTCACTGGCTGGCGAGTCACTTCCCCGGCGTCAAGGACGTACAGGCATACCAGCCCGCGCAGACGCCGCAATACGCGGAGGGCGTGACGAACAGTCCGAAGCCGGGACACTGGGCGATTGTCGGTGAGCGCGGGCCGGAGCCGATGTACGTCCCGCGCGGCAGCACGATCATTCCCAACGACAAGGCGCAGCAATGGGGCATGCTTCCCGGTCACGCGGAGGGGCTGAACTTCGACTTCCTCGGCGGCGTGCTCGGCAAGATCGGCAAGTTCATCAAGGGTTCGGCGGATAAGGCCGTCAACGCCATCATGGACAAGATCGGCACGCCGGACATTGGCATCATCCCCGGCCTCGGTAAGTCCCTCTTCGACATGGCGAAAGAGGGGATGCTGGGATTCCTGCATACGCAGGAAGTGCAGGATATGGTGACAGGCA